GCGGCAAAGCAAAATTCTTGCATTTCAAGAATGAGCCAAAGAATCTACAATATTGGATTGCAGTAGAACCCGGATCTGCGGTTTAATTTGTTTTTATTTTATTATGAGGATGTGTAATGGATCAATTCATTTGGTGCGAGAAGTATCGTCCTAAGAAAATCGACGATTGTATTCTGCCAAAAAACATCAAGAAGTTCTTCAATGATGTTTTATACAACTATTCATCAAGCAATGGTGAATTGCAAAATCTACTTTTATGTGGAAGTTCTGGCACTGGTAAAACAACAGTTGCCAGAGCATTGTGCGAATACCTAAATGCAGATTACATTATTATCAATGGATCTGAAGAATCTGGTATTGATGTTCTGAGGACAAAGATTAAATCATTTGCCTCAACTGTTTCTTTTACTGGCAATCCAAAGGTTGTAATTTTAGATGAGGCAGACTACTTAAATCCAAACAGCACTCAACCAGCTTTGCGCGGATTTATGGAAGAGTTTGCGTCTAATTGTAGGTTTATCTTTACTTGCAATTACAAGAATCGCATTATTCAACCACTACATAGCAGATGCGCTGTTATTGAATTTAATATTCCCAAAGAAGAAAAAACTAAGTTGGCAAGTCAATTCTTCAAACGTGTTCGTGAGATTCTTACTCTGGAGCGTGTGGAATATGATCCAAAGGTTATTGCTAAAGTTGTGGAAAAACACTTTCCAGATTTTCGCAGAACGCTCAATGAATTGCAACGGTATGCTGTATCTGGTAATGTTGATGAGGGCATTCTTGCTAATTATCAAGAAACGAATATGTCCAATCTTGTCGATAGCGTCAAGGATAAAGATTGGAAAAAAATGCGCGAGTGGGTTGTTAATAATTTAGATAATGATCCGACTACTTTGTATCGCAAGATTTATGACACGTTTGTTCCAATTACAAACCAAGTTCCACAGTTGGTGTTGACAATTGCAGACTACAGTTACAAGAGTGCATTCGTAGCAGATCAAGAAATTAATCTGGTTGCGTGTTTGACTGAAATCATGGCATCGGTTTCAATCAATGAATAATATTAACGACATTTTTGGACAAGAGGTAGAAGAGAAACAGGAATATACTTCTGAAATTAAATCATTAACACCTTTTGATTTCGTCAATGCAATTAGTCACAGTAAAGAAAACTTGCTTGCAGATGAATGGGCTGAAAATCAATACAACACCTATGTTGTAAATAAAGCCCTTTCATTTGGACAAGACACTGTTATTTGGGCTAATGAGATGAATTCCAGACCGCACATTGACAAACATTTACAATTTCAATTTTTAATAAATATTATTAAGCCAAAGAAACGGTACAATAAGTGGATTAAGGCTGATAAGATTGAGAATTTAGACGTTGTAAAAAGTTATTATAATTATAATACAGAAAAGGCGCGTCAAGCATTAAATCTCCTATCTGATCAGCAAATTGATTTATTAAAATTAAAATTGCATAAAGGTGGATTAAATGCTGGATGAAACATTAGTAGATGTTATTGGATATGCCCCTTGCGAGGTGACATTAGTAAAACCAGACGATTTTTTAAAGGTAAGAGAAACTCTTACCCGAATTGGTATTGCTTCGCGCAAAGAAAAGACTTTGTTTCAGTCTTGTCATATCCTGCACAAACAAAATAGATATTTTATTGTTCATTTTAAAGAGTTATTTGCTCTGGATGGAAAACATACAGACATTACTGAAAATGATATTGAGCGCAGGAACTCGATTGCATCGTTGCTTTCGGATTGGGGTTTAATTAAAATTTTGAATCCTAATTCAATTTTGGACCAAGCACCATTGTCGCAGATCAAAATCATCTCTTACAAAGACAAGGATGAATGGAATCTGCAAAGTAAATACAATATCGGTCGAAAAAAGTCGGTTGACTTTGAGTAAAAACTGATATATACTATATCAGGTACTGAATGGTTCAGTGCTTGGTTAACCCGCTATGCCGCAAGGGTAGCAATTTAAACTCGCTTATTTAAGGAGACTTGTATGACTCAGCTACGTTCTGCACTTGATATGTTCAAAGATTTCGATAAGTTTTATGTCGGATTCGATGATTCTTGGAATCGACTTTCCAAACTACATGATGATTTTACTAAAAACATTCCATCATATCCTCCCTACAATATTAGGAAGGTTGATGAGAATAAATATGTAATTGAAGTTGCGGTTGCTGGTTTTTCTAAATCAGAAATCGAAATCGAATTCAATGATGATAAACTTTACATCAAAGGTAATGCCCAAGAAGATTCTGGCAATTGGCTTTATAAAGGAATTGCAAATCGTAACTTTGTCAGGACATTCGCTTTGAATGATCAGGTGGAAATCAAAGGTGCTGACATGATTAATGGTATGTTGAAGATTTTTCTTGAGCGTATTATTCCAGAGCACAAAAAACCTAAAAAGATTGCTATTGGTGAACCAAAACCAATGGGTGACCTTTTGACTGAAGAAGATAGGAAACTATCAGTTAAATAACCATACTTTTAATATGGGAGGTAGGGCTGGAATATTCTGGCCCTATTTAAAATGAAAAAACTTGTTAAACCAAAACATCAAAAACTAATTAATAAACTTACTAACGAAGAAGTATTTTCTGTTAATTATGATCAAACAAAGTTGATTGACGGTGTAGAATACGTTACCATTTACAATCCAAAAACACCGACCAGAACACATTTGATGCGTAAAGATGCATTGGTAAAGGCATGAAAAGTTATATTTCAAATATAATTGAAACTGATGATGGATCTGGCGATGCAATTTTGGAATTTTCAGAAGAGTTTATAGCAGATCAGAAATGGGAAATTGGTGACACTCTTTCAATTAAACTTGAAAACGGTGAGATTATTCTTAAAAACTTGACAAAGGAACTTCGTGATGGCAAATAAAATTGTAGTTACTCCTTTTTTAAATGAGTATACTAGTACAGAGGAAAAGTGGGTTGTACGCGAACTGGATTCAGATGGAAATGTGTTACGCACACGCATGGCGCAAACACAAGCAGACGCTGAAGCAGTGAGGCGAGAATGGGAAAAGCGCTAGTAGTAACACCAACTACTGGAGCACCTGAGTTAACTAGAGCAGTAAAGTCTGTATTAAATCAAACGATTCCGGTTGACCATCTGGTTGTAGTTGATGGTCAACAATTCAGCGATAAAGTAGATTCCGCATTGTGGGGGATCTACTTTTCAGATTCAACTTTATACAAGACTGTTCTACCGTTTAATACAGGTGGTGGTGGATTCTATGGTCATCGTATCATGGCTGCATTCGCTCATCTGGTAAATCATGATTACATTTTATTTCTAGACCAAGATAATTGGTTTGATGAAAATCATGTAGAAACTATGATCAATCTTATTGAAACTAATAACTTTGATTGGTGTCATAGTCTTCGTAAAATTTATAATAAAGATGGCGAATATCTTTGTGATGACAATTGTGAATCTCTCGGTAGGTGGAATGCATGGGTTGGCAATAATGTGTTTTTAGTCGATTCCAGTTCATACTGTTTTAAAACTAATTTCTTTAGGCAGATTGGACACATTTGGGATCATGGATGGGGTGCTGATAGACGTTTTTATAATATTGTAAAAGACCATCTGAAACATGATAATTATGGGTGTACAACCAAACACACATTGTGCTATAGTTTAGGTGGCAATGAAGGATCGGTGACTGGACAGTTCTTTGAAGAAGGGAACCTACAGATGCGTCAACGATTTATCAATAAACTACCTTGGCTGGAAAATATTAAATAATGTTTTTTTATACTAGTGTTAATAATCGCGGCAAATTCATTTACTTTCGTGGATACAAGGATGGCAAGCGCGTAAGCCAAAAGATTGAATTCAAACCAACTCTGTATGTAAAGAGTCCCAATAAGACTAGTGATTACAAGTCGCTCTTTGGTGAGTACTTGGAACCTATTAAGTTTGAGAACACATATGAGGCTCGCGACTTTATTAAAAAGTATAAGGACATTAGCAACTTTCATATCTTTGGTAATTACAATTTTAACTACCAATTCATTAGTAAGTTGTTCAGTGATGATGTAAAGTTCGATACTTCTCTCATCAAGATTTATACAATCGACATTGAGACTAGCACTGAGTATGGATTTCCAAATCCAATGCAAGCACAAGAAGAAGTGCTGCTCATTAGTTGTCAAGACTTTGGTAGTAAGCAAATCACAACATTTGGATGCAAGCCATTTGTAAACACAAAGTCCAATGTTAATTATGTTCTTTGCAACAATGAATCTGACTTGCTGCGAAAGTTTATTGATTTTCTCAAGGAAAGTTATCCCGACATTATAACTGGCTGGAATTGCCAGATGTTCGATATCGCATACCTTTCAAATAGAATTATGAAAGTTCTAGGAGAAAAGGCATTGGATGAATGCTCGCCACACGGTATTGTTTCTAGCAAAGAAGTTAATTTCAATAATGGCGACAAAGAGTTAGTTTATGATTGGGTTGGTATTTCTATTCTAGATTACATGGACTTGTACAAGAAGTTTTCATTCAAGGTACAAGAATCATACAAGCTAGATCACATTGCCCAAGAAGAGTTGGGTAAAGAAAAGATCAAGAGCAAGTATGCAACATTCAAAGAATTCTATACAAACGATTGGCAGTTGTTTGTGGAATACAATATCGTTGACGTTGAACTAGTTGACCAATTAGAAGACAACATGAAGTTGCTTGTTCTAATCATGACAATGGCATATGATGCCAAGTGCAATTTCATGGATATCTTTTCTGCTGTTCGTACATGGGATTGTATTATCTACAATGCGCTGCTCAAGAAAAATATTATTCTATCTAATCCAAAAGCATTTGGCAGTAAAGAAAAACCAATCATTGGCGCGTATGTAAAGCAACCAACTCCCGGAAAGTATGATTGGGTTGTATCATTTGATGCAACATCTCTGTATCCATCAATCATTATGTCTTTTAATATGTCACCAGAAACCTTGGTTGATGGAGCAAAGTTTCTTCCAGATACTGAAGAATCTATTCAAAAGCTAATGGATAAAGATGTTGATATGTCAATTGCCAGAGAAAGAGACTTTATCATGACTGCCAATGGACAATGCTTTCATAGAGCGAACAAGGGAATTTTCCCCGAATTGATTGAGCATTACTTTAGCCTTCGCCAAAAGTCCAAGAAACAAATGTTTCAAGCGCAAAAAAAGTATGATGAAACTAATGATGACAAGTACTTGAAAGATATTACTCGCTATAACTGTATGCAAATGGCTGCAAAGATTTTGATGAATTCTTTGTATGGTGCAACATCAAATGTTTACTTTCGGTACTATGACACTAGAGTTGCTGAAGGCATTACGATGACTGGTCAGTACATTATCAAGTCCGTTTCAGAAGAACTCAATAAGTATCTCAATCGCGTGTCAGATACAAAAAACATTGACTATTCATTTTATTGCGATACCGACTCAGCATACTTCACGCTGGAGAATTGGGTAAACAAAAACCACAAGGGAAAGACCAAAAAGGAATTGGTTGATATTGTCGATCAGTACTGTAATAAAAACATTGAACCAACAATCAATAAAGCATGTACTGATATTTTTAATTACCTCAATGGCTATGCAGACAACATCAAATTTAAGCGAGAAGTAATTGCAGATCGCGGAATCTGGATTGCCAAGAAGCGGTATGCATTGAATGTGCATAACTCAGAAGGTATTGCATACAATCCACCTAAACTAAAAGTATTGGGTTTGGAGATTGTTCGCTCCTCTACTCCGGCATTCGTTAGAAAAGCACTCAAGGATTCTATTGTGATTGCATTGACTGGCGAAGAGCAACAAATCAAAGATTATGTACAGGAAGTTAACACTAAGTGGGTTGAGATGGAAACAGAGGAAATATCTTTCCCGCGTAGTGTTAACGGAATGACACAGTATGGCGATCCTGCTACTATTTTCAAAAAAGGAACGCCAATTCAAACGCGAGGCGCACTTATCTACAATCACTTGATTAAAAAATATAATTTAGACAAGAAATATCAATACATAAAAGATGGCGACAAGATTAAATTCCTTTATTTGAAAGAACCTAATCCATTAAATAGTCATGTGATTGGTTTCTTTGGGTCTTTGCCAGAAGAGTTTAAACTTAATAAGTATATCGACTATGACAAGATGTTGGAGAAAACATTCTCAGAACCATTGAAATCCATTTTAGATGTGATTGGATGGAAAATAAAAGAAGAAGCAACCTTAGAAGGACTATTCGGATGAAAAAACTATTACTACTATTGGCCTTAGTACCCGCATTTGCAATTGCAGAAAAGACACCAACTGGTGTAGAATATGATGTTGTTATTTCTCGGGTTATTGATGGAGACACTGTTGCTTATAAAGCAGATTGGTTGCCAGATCCATTGAAAAAAGAATTATCTATTAGAGTGTTTGGAGTCGATACACCAGAAAAAGGTTTTCGC